CAGGTTGGGCATAGCACGACGAACGAGAGAGATAAGAATTGGATCGTATCCCTGCATGTTCGAGTTACTGTTGTTTGCAGCAAGACCAAGACCACCTTGGCTAGCGTTAGCAGGTGCTTCCGAGATGAACTCTCGTCCCTCGGCATGTGCCTGTTCACGAAGAGCATTCTCTTCGTTCTCAAGAAGAATCGCAGTTACGTTCCTCTTATAGTTGTCGTCGATCGACGGAAGATCTGAATGTTCAAGAAGTGGTTTCCACTTCGAGGTTAATTCGTCTACATTGAATGTGTTATTCGGGTCCATTGTTGTGTTCTCCTTGTTTCCTTTTAAACACTTTTTTATTTATGTTTGAGTAAATTTACGAAACTTTGTTTGGTGATGAAGTTCTACTGATTGCTTGTGAATACAATGACATTACAGGATCTGTGATTGGATCTTGCACAGTTTCCTCTGAATCTGTCTGGGGTGCTTCATTGAAGAGTTCGGTCTTCTTTGAAAATGCATGAGTACCAAAGTAACTTTCTTTAATTACGTTGATCTTCTCCCGGTACTGATCTTCTGTCTCGTACTCAATTCCTTCGACTAACGAACGAAGTTTCTCAACCTCGGTGTCCGCTAAGTCTCTTGATACCTCAGAGAACACACCATCACAGGTGGACTCTAAGATGTCCTTACGGAGTTCTACATTGTTTGTGATCTGCTCATTGAGCGAATCTTCGAGATCGCTAACCTTGGTTGCGAGTTCTTCAATCAGATCAGTCTTCTCATCGGGGACATCAATGTATGATTCCTCGAAGAGATTCTTGAGTCCGACCATGAAGTCTTCGGCGATTTCGGTTCTAAGACCGTTGGTGATTGCGAGTTCATTATCCTTCATCCACTGTTCTACAACATAACCCAGATAATCATCTACTTTAGTTGTCAACTCATCAGTGATTGACTCAACTTGCTCTGCGAGTTGAGTGTTGTGGTTCTCAGTTAACTCCTCTTCGATTGCAGTGACTCTTTCGTTTACTGCTGCTTCGAAGATGGTAGTTGCCTTTGTACGGAAGTCTTCGGTAAGTTCTTCACCAGTGAAGAGAGCGTCAATATGCTCCTTCATGTTTGGTTTCTCAACCTTACCCTTACCCTTTTTACCGGCAGGAACATCAGTTGCTTTCTTACCATCAGTTGCCTGGTTGTCGTCAACGTCAAGAATAGTCTTTGCGACGTTCTTTGCTTGATCCATGTCGGCAGTTTCTTCGACTTCTTCCTTGTCGTCGTCATCGTCTTCACCCTTTTTCTTCTTCAAGTTCTTTACGAACTGGGGTGGGACTTTGCCTTCTTCGACTTCCTTATCTTCATCCTCGTCCTCGTCCTCGTCTTCCTCTTTCTTCATCTTAGAAGCGTTCATTTTACCGTAACCTTCTTCGACCTTAGCGAGTTCTTCTTGAAGACGTTCTGTGATCTCTTCGGATGAAAGAGTCTTCCAATCAGAAAGTGCTTCTGCGATATCATCGTCAGATGCACCATTGTTTTTCATAAGGGTATGCATCTTGGCCATCTGAAGACCAAGATCTGAGTCAGACATCGATTCGTCTAACTGAACTTCTTTTTCTGTGTTATTAGTAGCCATTTAAAATGCTCCTTTATTTGTTACTACGACCTATTTATATATTTGGGGTTTTAGAGTCTACTTAAAAAGTCCTTGAATGCGTTTAGTTTTGTTTCATTGAGTTCGGCAGAAGATGCTGAACTAATCATCTTCTGATAACTGTCGATAACCTGTTCTCTCATGAGTCCGTTATCCCAAACCCATTGCTTACCTTCCATGATTCCGTTAACGAAAGCATCTGGTGCAGATGGGTCTGCCACAATGTCTACAGCAGATAACATGAAGTCCTTCTGAACTTCATTAACTCCGCCTCTTTCTTTCAAGGTTCCCATACCACGAGACGATACACCTAACTTTGCTCCCTCATCCATCAGATTTTTTACGATCTTTCCGTATGGGGTTTCTAGGATTTTCGCCTTACCAATGATATTGTCATTTTCTTCACGAAGGTCGTTGATGATGTGGGACACACGTTCCAGATTGACCGTCGGTCCTTCTGGATGCCCTAATTCACCCATTGCTCGATTCTTCTGTACATACTCTTTATTATATCGCCTTACTTCATCAAGAAGAGTCTTCTTGGGATATACTCTTCCGTTGCGATTTTTCTTTTCTGCCTGCATGAAGATGCCTTCAATGAAGTATTGCTTCTCTCCATTTTTCTCTTCAGTCAGAAATCTAACGTCTTCAGTTGTCTCGGTGATAAGAAACATTTTTTGTTATCTCCTATTGCCTTTTTACGGTCCTCTTTGTCCTGAAGACCCTTGATCTTTTCGTTGCTTCTTGCGATGGATTCTTTCTCTCTGGCAATTTCAGTTTCAACACCTTCTTCAACCTTCGATGAATGCTTATCCATGAACTTCATCATTTCAGTATCATTCTTGAAAGTGAATTTATACTTTCCCTTACCGACCTTTTTACCGCCAGCAGAAACACCATCGGCATCCTTCTTAAACTTTAAGGTTGTGGTGACTGCTTCGTCTACCTCAACCTCTTCGCTCTTGACTGCCTTCTTAACGGTCTTTCTTCTGTTGTGTAGATACTCATCGCTGCTATCTACATCACCATCGTTATCGATGTCTTTATCTTCACGATCATCGTGATCACCATCGAGTTCGTCGTGATCAACTGGATCTAACTTTTTCTTTTCGTCGATCGCTTGTGCCAACTCGAACTTCTTTGCTTCGATAGCATCAGTAATCTTTTCTTGCATGATCTGCTCAAATGCATCGGATGCTGCTTTGAGGTTGTCGATCATGATTGCTGGTACTAGTTTCTTCATTTGGTGGTCCTTTTCGTGTATTTAATCTACCTAGTATATAGTTATTCTGATGCCTCAACCTCGGGTTGTGCTTCAACTTCGGGTTGAACATGCATAGAATCCACCGAGATTTCTAGTCGTTTTTGGTGCAGTGCGTTTGATGCCCTGTCATTCAGTCCATTTTCTATATGCTGCTTGAATGCATTTGCATTGTTTATCAGTGCAGCATCGATTGCTTTTCTAGAATCCATCATCATCTCCTTCATCAGAATCAGAATCGATATCACCAGATGCCGTTTCTGATTTGATCTGTGTATCAATAAGTTTAATATCTTCTTCGCTTTGCTTGAGGATGTTCTTGCGGACATATTCGATCGAGTAATACTTGCCAATGTAATCGTCTACTGTCTGTAAGAGATCAATACGCTCTTTAAGAAGTTCGTTTTCCTTAAGTTCAGTGAAGTACGAGTCTTTGGTAAAGTCAAAGAAAATCACATCTTCATACTTTGCCCAATCATCCTCGGTAATAATACCTTTACTCATCAACTGAACTTTGAGAAGTACAGAGAATAATTCACTAAACTTCTTACGAAGTCTCTCGATGAACTTGAAGAACTTAACTTCGTCTCTTGTAATCTCAGAAGAACGACCCATGTTGAATCCGTTCTCTGCTTCTAGTCTAGAGATCGGAACATTCAAGGACTTGTATAGTTTCTTCTGGAAGTACATTACGTCTTCCATCTCGCCTAGATTCTGTCCACCATCCAGAGTTGTGATTTCGGTTCCCCGACCACCTTCTCTTCGCGGCATCCAGTAATCTTCAAGCATGGACTGGTGCCTATGTTCATCTCGCATTGCACCAGTTGATGCATCATAAACCATTTTATTCTTATAGCGGTTCATGACATCACGCAGATATTGTTCTGCTTTGTTCTTTGGTAAGTTACCTACGTCAACGTAAAAGATTCTACGTTCAGGGGCCCTAGAGATCCTGTAAATAACAACCGCGTCTTCGATCATGCGAAGTTGATTGAGTGGTTTTATTGCCTTCTGTAGATATCCAAGAACACGTTTCTTTGATGAATCAAACAATCCAGAATGACAATATGCAATAGAGTCAGGGGATACTTTGATTCCTTGCTCAGACAAAAGTTTATCTGATGTGGTCGCCGTGTTAGATGTTACATCGTCGTTGTCGAGGTAGACATAAAATTCTTCTACAGAATCAATCAGGGAGATTCCAGATTTAGGATCAACCTTCTTGTTTACCTTGCGAATCTTCTTGATCTTAATCGGATCAACAGGACGCAATTCATGAATACCCTTTTTAGTATTAGACGGATCAAGGATAATGTGGAAGAATAATTTACCATCCACATACCATCTACGAAATATTTCATATCCCTTATTATAGAAATCAGTTGTCTTGAGAATGAAATCAAACTCTTCTCTAATTTTATTCTTGATAGTCTCTGGTGCATCCAGATCATCAAGGTAAATTTCTACTGGTTTCTTGAACCCATCAAAGACAATAGACTCGTTGACGATATCGTCAACGGCCATTTCGACTTCAGCATGTAATGCCATGTCTCTATATTTTTTAATGAGATCTACATCATTCCTAGATGCACCCTCAAAGTCAACATAGTGATTTCCGAAAAAACCACCTGCTACAGATATAGCACCATCATCTGACTCGGGAGTAATGAAGGATTTTACTGGTTCCTTCTCTACTAGATCCGACTCAGATGAGTTGGTGTCTATCTTTCCACTTCGGGATATATTAAACCCAAATACTTCCATTATGTAATATCCTTACTTGAATTATCAGGCAGTGAGTTCGCCAGCGTTGCCATCGGTTGTTTCCCTTGTAGTCCAATACTGATAAGTAAGTGTGACTGGGAATTCGCCGATACCTGTCGTTGGATCGTTGTTTAGATCAACCGTTCCAATTTCAGATGGCCAGCAACCAACAAAGTTATAACCCTTGCGTCGAATACCCTGTCTGTCTAACGAATAGACTTGCCAGTTCTGGTAGATTCCTGCACCACCGATTGGTTGTACAGTGAATGCACTAGAGTTATCAACATGCTGATTGATGAGACTAGACCATCTCTCGAACGAATCTCGAAGAACGAAGTCTTGATCTAAAAGAACACTGATTGACCAATCAGCGAACGATCTATCGCCTGGAATCTTTACGTTTCTACCACGGAATGGTACTTCCACGACACCCACTGAGGATGCTGGAAGTTGTGCTGTTCTAACTAAGAAGTTGAGTTGTTCTAATTCACCGTCTACTGGACCTACATTACCAACAACTTCAAAGAGGTTTGTACGAACACCACCACCCGCAAATTTTTGGATGAAGTTTTCGATGTTCTGAAATGCCATTTATTGTTTCTCCTGAAAGTGTTTTTATTACTTTATATGTAGTAGGGCCCCCGAAGGGGCCCATTCTACTTTTTATTATCCTAGACCAACTTCGTCGAAATCGATACCAGATCGAGTTGCAATGAAGTTCAACTGAATGTAGTTGATCGATCTTGCTGGTTTAACGAAGATGTCTGCAACAAATTCATTTCTATCAATCACTTCGCCAGTGTTGTTTGTTTCGTCACATACAACTCTGAAGTCAGTGATACCTCTTCTACCTTGAACTGTTCTGAGGAACGGAACAACCAAGTTTCTGAACTGCGCCCTTGTGAACTCATCGTTGAGTTCGAAGAGTTGGAACTTAGATGCAGAAGCGATTGCTTTCTCAAGAACAATGAACAATCTACGAACATTGATTCTATCGAAGGCACTTGCCTTAGTCTGCATTGTCTTATCACCAAACAGGACTGTTCCCTGTCCGGGGAATGACACAACTGGGTTGATGTTATTCTTATACAGTTCATCTCTGTGTGTCTTCGATGGGTTGAACCCGAGTCGGACTACACCACGGAGTTGTCCACGGTTAAATCCTGCTGGAGAGAACCATGCATCTGCAATCTCTTCTGTTCGTGCTGCAAGTCCGGCAATATCACCGTTTAGCGGAACGTGTCGAAGAACATCGTTGTAACGGTCAAGCATGACTTTCACGTTACCATCAATTACTGCATAAGAACTGTCCTTGTTGAGAGTGTCTCTCTTGTAGTCAACAACTGATTTAGTTGCTTCCTCGGCAGTCTTGTTCTTAAGATCTGCAACCGGGGGTGAGATGAATGCAACACAGTCCTTTCTCTTATCACAGAGATCGACGAGAAGTCCGTCTTTGACTGCATTACCAGGTCCACCAAGAATGAGAGAAACATCAACTGTTTCTGGATCCTCGAACTGATCGTAACCATCGGTGTATAGTGCAGCAGCAGAAACACCTGATACCTGTCCTGCACCACCTGAAAGTGCCTTGTAGAACATATTGTCGAAACCTGTTCTAGCATCACCATTGGAGAGGAGAGCGAAATCTGTAGTTAATCCTCCAGCACTATCAATACCAGTGAAGTCTGCTTTTCCGTAAACGTAGTCTGATCTATCGTTGACAGCGTTCTTCCAGAAAATTGAGTTTCCGTCTCCGTCCTTAGCATCTCTTGCCTTAGAAACACCTTCGAACTTCTCAAGGATTGCGCCCTTGACTCCAGTAAACAAACCATCTTCATCGACGATTGCGATGTTTAGTTCGTCACCAGATCCACCACGGAAATCTACATTAGTAGATGTGGTTGGTGTATTAACAAAGTCCTTTGCATACTTGTTGAAGATCTTGAGCGATGTACCACTCGAAGTTGCTTGTGTAATTGCTGCATTAAGTGGTGGGAAAATTTCAATGTGTGAAAGTTCACTAACACCACCTACGGCGGCACCAGATCCTAACGTAGATCCAGTAGAACCGTATCGAACAGTAAACTCTTCTGCATCAGCAGCACCACTCACACCAACAACGG